GAACAATTACAAATACTAACTTACAAATTTTACAACAATCAACTACGGGTGTAGTTGATGTAGCTATGACATCAGGATCAGATGTTACTTTACTTTTATCAGATGGTGCAACATCAAATGGTAAAAATATTTATCTTAAACTAACTGGCACAATGACAGCTAATATTAGTTTAATTATACCTGCATCTACAACAGGTGGTACAGCTACTAGAGTTTATGTTATTCAAGATGCAACAGACAGAACTACAGCAAACAAATACACACTAAGTATTAAAACAGCTGGATCATCAAGTCCAATAGCTGTTCCTGTTGGATCAACAATGTTAATTCATTCTGATGGAACAGACGCAAGATTAGATATTTTACAAAAAGGTAACTTTGCAATTACATCAAGTTCTATCACTGCATACACTGCAGTAGCAGGTGATAATTTATTAATAGATACACAAGCTGCTCAAGTTACAATCACACTACCAGCTTCACCCACTATAGGTGATGAAGTTAGTTTTATGGATGTATCTCCAAGTGGAGGTTTTGCTACTAACAAAGTAACAATAAACAGAAACAGTCAACCAATAAGAGGCGCTGCATCTAATTTAGAATTAGTTACAAATAATCAATCGATTAAATTAAGATACACTAACGCAACCAAAGGTTGGCAATACGTATACAACGTAACATCATAGGAGTAACAAATGCTTACGAAAATTAAGTTTGCTCCTGGAATCGACAAACAGGATACATCAGTCGGAGCAGAAGGTCGTTGGGTAGATTCAGATAACGTAAGATTTAGATATGGCCTACCAGAAAAAGTAGGTGGTTGGCAGTCATTACTTACAGATACTATTGTAGGTGTAGCTAGAAAACAACACGCTTTTGTTGACACCGATGGCAATAGATATGTAGCTCTAGGCACAGATAAATTTTTACTTTTATATTTTGAAGGTCAATTATTTGATATAACTCCATTACAAACTGCAATTACAGGTGCAACTTTTACTTTTAATGGAACAACAACTGTAACATTAACAACATCAGCGGACCACGGAATTGGTGTAGGAGATATAATTAGATTAAGCGCAACAACTTTACCAGGTGGTACAACAGGTGTAACTACAGCAACTTTTAATGATATAAACTTTCAAGTTTTATCAGTTCCAACTTCTACAACTTTAACTATTCAAGCAGCTACTGCAGGTTCAGCATCAAGTGGTGGATCTGTAACTATTACTCCTTATGAAGTAGTAGGTCCTGCAGCACAATCTTATGGTTATGGTTATGGTATTGGAAACTACGGTGGAACAATTACAGGTGTTTCACAAACAGAATTAGATGGATCACTAAACGCAGACACTGCAGGTACAGGTGGATCGGGGACCGCAGTTACGGTAGACTCGACTACTGGTTTTGATTCTGCAGGTACAATTTTAGTAGAAAGTGAATTAATTACATACACATCAAAAAGTTCTACACAATTTTTAGGTATTACTAGAGGTACAAACGGAACGGCAACTGCTGGTACATCGAATGGTCAAGCCCACAGTACAAATACTGTTGTTCAAAATGCAACTGACTTTACAGGTTTTGGTAGTGCAGTACAGGCATCGACTGTAACTCTTGAACCAGGACTTTGGTCTTTAAGTAATTTTGGTGAAGTATTAGTTGCAACAATTGCAAATGGTAAAACTTTTACTTGGAACGCAGGAGCTGCTAATCCTACAGGAGTTAGAGCATCTACATCTACATCTGGATTTGCAACTACAAACAATCCAACTGCAACTAGAGTAACACTTATTTCACCAACAACACGTCACTTAATTCATTTTGGAACAGAAGTCACAATAGGTTCACCTACAACACAAGATGATATGCTTATAAGATTCTCTGTTGATGAAGATATAAATAACTATACACCAGAAGCAACCAACACAGCAGGTACACAAAGACTACAAGATGGTACAAAAATTATGGGGTCACTAGTTGCAAAAGAAAACATTCTAGTGTGGACTGATAATGCATTGTATGCAATGAAATTTGTTGGTGCACCATTTACATTTGGATTTGAACAAGTAGGTACAAACTGTGGATTGATTGGTAAAAATGCAGCTATTGAAATTGATGGTGTTGCATACTGGATGGGTAACAATGGTTTCTTCTCTTTTGATGGTACAGTTAATACACTACCTTGTTCTGTTGAAGATTTTATTTACGATGATATTGATACTACAAAAGGTCAACAGGTTGCAGCAGGTATAAATAATCTATTTACAGAAGTTGTTTGGTGGTATCCTACAACTAACGCTACATTTAATGATAGATATGTAGTTTATAATTATGGTCAAGATAATGCTAACTTACCTATGGGTAATTGGTACACAGGCACAAATACAAATTCTATTAGAACAACTTGGATTGATTCATTAGTATATCCAAAACCTTATGCAACTGCATATAACAGTACAGCTACAGGAACATTTCCTGTTATTCAAGGTGAAACAGGGTTAGGTCAAACAGTATTTTTTGAACACGAAATAGGAACAGATCAAGTTAATCCAGATGGTAGTACAACAGCTTTAACTTCTTTTGTAAGATCATTTAGTTTTTCTTTACAACCTGACCAAGCAGAAGTCTTTTTAGCTATGCGTAGATTTTTACCTAACTTTAAAGTATTAACGGGTAACAACCAAGTAACTATATCTGTAAAAGATTTTCCTGCAGAAACAAGTTCTGCGACTGCCTTAAGTCCTTTTACTATTACATCTAGTACAACTCAAGTTGACACAAGGGCCAGAGGACGTTATGCAAATATTAAAATAGAAAATACAGGGGCCGGCGAATCGTGGAGATTTGGTACGTTTCAAGTTGACCTACAACCAGACGGAAGGAGAGGATAATGGCAAAGATAGTAGTAAGATTACCTGAACCTAAAAAAGAATACAGTGAGGATAACCAAAGACAAATTAACAAAGCGTTAACTAATATTATTGAACAATTAAACTCTACATATTTAACACAACAAAAAGAAGATCAAGAACGATTTACTTGGTTAGGACTAGGCTAATGGCAAATATATATAAGAACGAAAAAACAAGTTTAACAAATACAGATTTAACAACACTATATACAGTGCCGTCAAACTCTAGAGCTATTGTAAAATCATTATTAGTGACAGAAGATAACGCTGGTGCAGCAGTTGTTAAAGTAACATTAGTAGATGCAGCAGCGGCTAGTTTTGTAGTAGATAATGATGTTAATTTAACTGCCAATCAAAAAGAACAAGTATTAAATGAACCCTTGATTATGAAAGAAAGTGAGATATTAAAGGTGCAAGCAAGTAGTGGTCAAGTAGATGTTATTGCATCTATATTAGAAATTAACAGAGAGGATAGATAATGCCATTTGTAGAACAAGAAGAGTCATTTGAAGATCAGGTTATAGACGGTAAAAAAGTAAAGGTTTATAAGCCAAGAGTAGAAGTAACTATAAAACACTTAAAAACAGGTAGAGAATACTTGTCAGATGCAGAGGCTCAAGAGGACGTAGATAGCCCAGTAACTGATACTACGCAAGATGATATATCAAGAAACGTCCACGTTAAGATACAAGGCCTGCCTTTAGGTAGTAAAACTAACTTATAGGAGTCGTTGACGAATGGTTAAAAACCTAGTAAATTGTGTGATACTCGCCTATTTACAAGTGTTGCGTACTTGCTTTAACATTAACAATATAAAAAAAAACTATGGGATTTTTCAGTAAATTTATACCAAAAGAAATAAAGAAACCTGTCAATAAATTAATAGGTGGTGTTTCTAAAATTACAGATAAAATTTTACCAAACGAATTAAGATTTTTAGCACCATACGCAGCTGGTATTGGTACACTTATGTTACCACCAGGAATGGGACCTTTAATGAGAGGTTTAGCAGGAGCAGGATTTAATACTTTAGGACAAATTGCAGCCGATGAAACTCCTATAGAAGACATTGATGATTTAAATGCATTGTCAATAGCACTATCAGGTGGTCTTGGA